GAACCACGAAAGCTATTGTGTCTTGTCAGAACTCCACGCCGGCCCGTGCTCCGAGCACGAGGCCGAGTGCTACGTACAGAACGACGAAGGAGCGGTGCTTTGGCGAGAAGCCGGTGACGACACGGCCACCAAGGAGCGCTGTGTCAAGGCGGCGTGGCGTCTCGGTTTTTTGCCGAGCGTGCGACACCACAGCAACTTCACCGATCGAGTCGAGTTCCCGGTCGAGGTGCGCGAAGAGACCGACCGGGGCGACTTGATCTTGACGTTGCCGATGGGCACATTTCGGCTTGCGGCAACGCGAGTACGCAAGGGTGACTTGCTGCCCCCGACGCCGAGACTCGGCGTCTCAGGCGCCGCTGGGATCGCTGCATCGAGCAGTGACAACGAGAGCCCACCAGTCAAGATCTTCGGCCGCGTGAACAAGAGCGAGTACTCGCCGAGCGGCTACGACTTCCAAGCATCCTGCGTCGAGTATGCAGACGGCACCGAGAGTGGCTTTCTTGGCTGCCACCCACACAAGCTGGAGCGGGTGGAATGACACGCCACAACGGCAAGAATCTTGAGTTTGTTTGCCTGCCGCGGCTGGTGCTAATCGACCACCGGCTGGCACGGCCTAACGGCGCGACGGTTTCGGAGCTGGCCGCGAAGTGCAATTGCTGCGAGAAGACGGTGCGGCGTGATCTGGAAATCCTCCGGCGGCTGTACGGCTCGCGCCTGCAGGTGGCGGTCGAGGATTTCAACCGCAAGCGGTACAAGGTCGCGCCGTCATACCAGGTCTTCGCGGCCTGGATAGCGGACGAGGTAAAGGCCCTGAACGAACCACGCAAACCGCGTGAAGACACGTAGAACTCGCTTTTATGCTCCCCTTCTGTAGGACGGATTCGCGATCCGTCCTATTTTTTTTTCGAAACGGCTCTTGACATAAGGCCCCCGTTATAGGCTCGGCTGCGGGGGTGAGCGCTCTATCGAGTTCCAGCAGCTTTGCCGACGTCGTCGCCGCTTACGAGGATAACGCCTCGTGGGAAGAGGACGGCGATCTTGCCAAGGCCAAGGCTTTCATTACGGCCTGCCGGTTTCTTCTGCGCTACGCGCAACGATCGGCCAAGCGAGGCCAAGGCACGGCTGCGGAGCAGGAGTTCAACTACGACGCGGTGCGCGCCGAAATGGCGCAGGCTCGCGCTTACGTGGCCGAACAGGAATCGGGCACCACCAGCAATCCCAACGTTATCCACGCCGACTGGCAGGGAATCCGCGTATGACGGCCGTGGCTTCCGGCAATGGCCGGTTCAGCGCTCTGTTGCGGGAGATTGCCGACATGGATCGGCAACTGGCCGAAGCGGTGCGCGAAGAACGCCAGCGAGCCAGTCACGAGCCAGAGGCCAGTTACTACGCCGGCGAGTCGAACCGGTTCAACCCGGCCCCGGCCGGCGTGCAGCCGCTGGGCTCCGATGCCGACGAGCACTACCCCACCGCTTACAGCTACTACCTGATTGCCGAACGCGGCCGGCACGCGGTGCGAAACAACGGTCTGGTCGAGTCCGGCGTTAATCGTCTGTGCTCGAATCTACGAATCACGCTGTTCGAGCTGGACATGGATTCCGGCGACGAGGCGGTGGACCGGGACGTCAAGGCCAAGTGGGACGGCTGGTGTGCCGACCCTGCCGCCGCGGACTACGAAGGCGAACGCGACTTTCGGGAAAAGGCCCGCCAATCGTTCTTCTCGCAGGTGGTCGACGGCGACCTTGACCACCTGCCGTTGCGATCCGGACACCTTCAAACTTGGGAATCTCACCACATCCGCAACCCGTACGGCGTCGGTATCAGCCAGGAAGGCGCCACGTTGACTCACGGAATCGAGCGCCAACGCGGGCGGGTTGCGGCTCATTGGATCGCCGATCAGGGCGTGCAGTTCCGCCAGGTCAGTGGTAGCGTGTTCTCGCCGACGTTCAGCCCGGTGGGTTCCGGCCGGTACCGGTCGCGACGATTTCCGGTGTACGACGAAGCCGGCAACCGCCAGGTGTTTCGGTTGGGATTCTTCCACCGCTTCTGGCAAGGCCGCGGTATCAGCCGGTTGTCTCCGCCGCGCGAGTCGATGAACGGATTCGAGCGGCTGAACTATTCAAACATTCACTCGTCCGTCAAGCGAGCGTTGATCAGCTACCTGATGTCCTCGATGGGCACGGACGGCGGAATTCCACGTCCGCCGAATCCGAACATCCCCAACGCCGGCACACGCAACACGGAAACCGTCAGCTACGTCGGCAGCGACGGCAGTACGGCGGTGGACACGATCACGATTGAAACCCCTGAAGGCCCAGCGCAGGTGGTCAAGCCGCCGGACGGTTGGCGCCTGGACGGCTGGAATGCGAACCTGCCGCCGCAAGCTTTCTTCGAACATGCCTCGTTAATGCTCACGATGCTCGCGGTGAACCTCGACTTGCCGCTGATGTTCTTGTTGTTGGACGGCTCGCGCGTGAACTTCCACGGCGGCCGGATGATCACCGATCAGATCCGCTTGCGTTTTACCGAAATGCAACAAGGCCAAATCTCCGGCCTCTGGAATCCGACGTTTGACTGGAAAGTCCGCCAGTGGACCACGCCCGGCTCGCCTCACTTTGATCCGGTGTTGGCCCGTCACGCCGAACGCGGTGACGTCAATCTGCAGTCTTACCGTTTCGCGCCGGCCGGCTGGCCATACGTGAAACCACTCGAAGACGTAATGGCAGACCGCGCGGCGGTCGAAGGCCGCATCCGTTCCTTGCGTCGCGTGCTTGGCAAATACGGTATCGACCTCAAAGACCACATCGCAGAAGTGGTTGGCGGCGAAATCCAGTTCGCCGAGGCGGCGGCCCAGGCGGCCACGGCGTTTGTCGAACAGCACCCGGAGTTGGCACTTGACGTGCGGACCATGTTCTTCCGGATCCTGGACGGCAGCAAATCGAGCAAGATCCAGCTTAACCTGACCGGCGCGATTGGAGGCGGTGGCGATGCCAGCACAGAAGAAGACTGAGCCGCAGAACTTCAAGATCACCCGCGAAGGCAACCGGGCCAAGATCCTGATGTACGGGATCATCCACGAATGGTCGGAGAACAACGCGCAGGACGTGGCCGAACAGATCGCGGACCTGGCAGTCGATCAGATCGACTTGGAGATCCACAGCCGCGGCGGTTCAGTTTTGGAGGGCGTGGCGATCTATAACGCGCTGAAGGAACACCCGGCGCGAGTGGAAGCCACCGTCATGGGCGCGGCTTTGTCCATCGCCTCGTACATCGTGATGGCGGCCGACAAGATCCGGATGCCGAAGAATGCCTTCCTGATGATCCATCGGCCGCGCATGGTGGCGATCGGCGAATCGGACGAGTTGCGCAACCAGGCCGAGATGCTGGACCAAATGCAGGAGACGATTGTCGAAACCTACGCCGAGCGGACCGGCCAGTCGAAAGAAGCGGTTGCCGAAATGCTGCAGCCGCGCAAGGAAACCTGGCTGCGGGCGCCCGAGGCACTGGACAAAGGCTTCTGCGACGAACTGATCGAGCCGATTCGCATGGCCGCCGGGCCGCTGGATCTGACCGGCTTCGACAACGTACCGGACTGGGCCGAGGCCCTTTTGTTGTCCGATTCCAATACCCCGCCGACTACACCGGCAAAACCAACCTCAAAAGGAGATCAGGGTATGCCTGACACGAACGAACCGAAAGCCGCAACGCTGGCGGAACTGAAAGCCGAGTTTCCCGACGCGTCGGCCGAGTTCTACATGGGACAAATCGAGGCCGAATCCACGATCACCCAAGCCGCGGTGAACTACGCCAAGGCGTGCAAGGCCGAGGCGGACGAGGCGAAGAAGGCGGCGGATGCGGCCAAGAAGGAAGCCGAGAACGCGGCCAAGAAGAAGACCCCCGACGGCTTGGGCGTCGAACCACTGAACGGCGGTGGCGACGGTGACGACGACGATACGGCGACCGATCCCGTGGCCGAGTTCCACACGGCTGTCTGCAAGCTGATGGACCGCGGCGTCGGTCGGCGCGAAGCGGTCGCGTTGGTATGCCAGCGGAAGCCGGAACTGCACCAGCGGTTCACCGAGGCGACCAACGCCAAAACCAAAACAATGGAGCGTGCCATCGAGTCGAAGTTTGAACTGATGGGCGCGAACTGAAGAAGAAGTCCGAAGGCTGTAGACCGAAGGCCGAAGGAAAAACTTCTTACCTTCAGTCTTCAGCCTACAGCCTTCAGCCTACACATGCCGGACTGCCCCGGCGGTAAAACCTCTCGATAAGGAGAAGCAAATCATGGCAGCATCTGCAGTACTTCCCTACGCTGGGGCGTTTCCTTGGCCGAATGCCTTGGCCACGGCTCCCCACACGATTTTGAAAAACAACAGCGGGACGGTGGCCGTCTGTGGCGCCACCGATCAACCCCTCGGCATCCTGTCCAAGCGCACGCAAACGACCGACGAGGTTTGCACGATCGAACCGCTGATCCCCGGACGGATATACAAGGTGATTGCGGCCGGCGCGATCGCTGCCTACGCCAAGGTGTGGCAAGCCGCGTCGGGCAAAGTGAACGACGTGGACAACAACGAGGGCGGTTTCGGTGTTGCGATGGAAGCGGCCAGCGGCGACGGGTCGATCATCAAAGTGATGTACTTGCCGGAGGGACTCGGGCAAACGCTGCTCGTTGCCGCCTTCGATGGCACAACCGGTCAGAACGAACTTCGCGTGCCTACGAATCTGGCCGACGCGTTGTCGATCGAGGATACGGCCGGGGACCTAATGGTGTTCACCACCACCACGGGCTCGCAGGCGATCACGATCACACCGGCGACGACGATCACCGGCCTGCTGACCGCCAACGGCGGCGTTGCACTCGTCGACAACGTCAACCTCACGTTCGGCACGGGCTCGGACATCACGATCGACTTCGACGCCACCAACCTGGTGATTGCGACCGCCGTGGCGGACACGGGGGCTGTTGAATTCGGTGCGGATGACGCCGGCGTTGACGTGGTGTTCTATGGCGACACCGCCTCCCAAAGCCTGACCTGGGATCAATCGGCCGACGATCTGATCATGACGTCGGCAGTCAGGATCGTGGGAGCCGGTTCGACAGTTGCTCCCGTGATTCCGATCGCCGCACAACAAACGCTCGCGGCCGGCGGCGGCGCGGTGACGATCACCGAGTACTACACCGCCGGTGCGTCTGATGCTGGCGGGGACGCGTGGACGCTGGTCGATGGCGCGCAGGTTGGGCAACTGAAGAAGATTCAGTTGATCACCGATGGCGGAGGCGACGCTACGTTGACGCCGACGAACTTGTCCGGCGGTACGACGATCACGTTCGCCGACGCCGGCGACTACGCGATTCTGTGCTGGGATGGCAGCAACTGGGTTGCTATCGAACTCGGAAACGATGCCGACGGAGCAACCGCTCCGGTACTGGCTTGACCTGACAACTGAAACCTGGGGGCCGCGATAACTCGCGGTCCTGGCTTCTGGGCAGGGGTGGCCACCCCTTCGAGACGCCGCAACGTCGAGCCTTTGCGGGGGCGCGAGATCGCGCCCCCTTTTTTTGTGCAAAGGAGACGATGTTATGGCAATGCCTTCCTCGGCGATCACGAGGTTGGACTTGAGCTTCACGTATCAGGAGTTCAGCCTCTACGCCAACATGGCAAAGTTTGTCGGGCTGCGCGTGCTGCCTCCATTGGGAGTCGCCCAGGAAAGCAGCACCAACTTCCCGAAACTCGACCTCGCGGCCCTGCTCAACAAGGTCGAGGACACGCGCCGGCACGGGGACGGCACCTACGCCCGCGATTTGTTCGAGTGGACCACGGACAGCTATGCCCTGACCGAGCATGGCGTGGAGGAAGTGGTCGACGATGCGACGATCGAGATCTGGGGAGACGTGATTCGCGCGGAAAACATCCACGCTCGTCGCGCCATCCACCGGGTTCTGCAGCGGCTCGAATACGACATTTCGCAAGCCGTGTTCGACACGGCCACGTGGACCGGCGCCGCGTTGACGACCGATGTGGCGGCCGGTGACGCGGAACCGTGGACAGTTCACGCCAGCGGCACACCGCACGCGGACATTATGGCCGCGCACCAAAAGGTCGAAGACGGCACGGGATTCCAGGCCAACGCGCTGCTTGTCCCGTCCAAAGCGTGGCGCAATCTACTGCAGTGCGACGAGATCACGTCGCTTGTCAAATACGACGCGTTCCGAATCTTGGAGGAAGCGTACCGGGCCAAGGATGCCGTGGCCGTCCGCCAAGTCATGGCGGGACTGAACGCGCTCTTCCAGGTCGACGACATCATCATCGCTCGCAGTTTCCAGAACACGGCGGACGAAGGCCAAACCGCTTCGCTCAGCCCGCTTTGGGACGCGACGATGGCCATGCTTTGCACGGTCAGCAGCGAAGGGCCGAACGGCGACTCGGAGCTGGAACCGTGCATTGGCCGAACGCTCTTCAGCACCAAGAACAACGCGCCGATCCCCGGCGACGACAGCAGCGGGGCCGGTTCGCTGATCTTGGAAGAGTACCGCGAAGAACAACGCCGCGGCGGAGTCTTGCGACCGCGCAACAAGCGCCAAGTCAAGGTTCTGCACGCGGAGGCCGGACACCTTCTGCAGGGAGTCACCGCGTAAGGCGGGCGACTTTCTATCGTTGTCTTGGGCCGAGGCTCGCACTCCAGCCCCGGCCCAAGCAACCGAGGTGGAAAAGAAGAGGTCAGAGGTCAGAGGTCAGAGGTCAGTAACGAAGAGCTGATTGCTGATTGCTGACCGCTGAAAGCTGAAAGGCACAAAGTGAGCGACTTCGACAGCCAATTTTCCGAGTGTGCTGTACCGGCGATCGCCGACCAGTTCGAAGACACGGACGCGGTCACGTACACGCCCAAGGTCGGATCGGCCAGCACGTTCGACGCGACTGTCGGACCGCTGGAACTGGAACGACGCAAGAACCCAAAGACCGGCGCGCTGGTGAACGTCCGCGTCCGGTCTGTCTTGGTGCGCACTTCGGTCAAGGCCCGGTCGGCAATCGCCACCAACGGCACGATCACGATCGACAGCCACAAGTACGAAATCACGCACATCGGCGACGACGCCACCGGCTGGTACGAAATCCAACTCGAAGAACTCCGCCGCGGCGAGGTGACCCGCGACGGTTACAGGAGATGAGCGGTCAGCGATCAGCTTTCAGCCCTCAGCTCTTTCTTGCTGACCGCTGACCGCTGACCGCTGACCGCTGATAACCATGACGGCTTCCGGCATCATCTCGAACGTGCAGGACACTTGGCGAACCATGATCGCCACGTGTACTGCGTTTCGAACTTGGGACGGCAACGATTGGTCGGTTGCACAGGCCAAGGAGCACGTGCACCACGACAAGCTGCCGGATCCCGAATCCGGAGCGGACGAGTACAGCGTTGCCGAGCTGGGGCTGTATTTGCCTTATTGCGTCGCGTGGACGAATCCGAACGGCGGGTTCGAACTGGACGGCGACGCGGTTGGCGAAGGGATCGAGTATTTGCCGAGCGGTGTGCTTGGTACGGACTTTTACCGATTGATTGACGGAGACGCCGGCGAGGGAGACGAAACGTTCCGAAACATGCTGGGCGCGTTGTTGACAAGCGGCGACGACGAGAATCCCGGGTTGCTCGAACTGGCCGGTCGGCCGGGTTACTTGTGCCTAGTGCGCCTGCAGGTCTTCGGCCCAATCGTGACCGAGCCGCGAGAGAACCCGGCGATGGGCCAGGCACACACAATGAGGATCGTGACGCATTGGAGTTGAAGGTAGGCCGGACCAAGTCCGGCCTACAAGACTGACAACTGACTCACATGGTTACTGTACTGATACGCGTCGAAGAGAAAGGCCCCACGCCGGGCGTGATGCGGCGCGAACAGAACGCCGTCAGCAAAGAGGCGTGGGAGGGTTGCGGCTGGTATTGGGGGGAAGCGTTACGCGAGAAACATTTTACCGAGGCAGGCGCGAGCGAGTACGGCTACCGCGACCGCACGGAAGAATACGAGGGAGCCAAAGAGCGAGCGTGGGGGCACCGGGATCCGCTGGTGTGGACCGGCGAGAGCAAAGAGGAATCGGAGAACTACCGAGTGCGATCGACCAAAGACGGCGCGACCGTGGC